CTAGAAAAAATGTACAAAACATTATTAGGAGATAACAAACTTTATGTGTTAGAAAAGATACCAAAAGCTACTGATGATCAGATACAACAGATAGAAGAAATATTAATGAACTAAAAAAAAATAATTTTGTTTATATATTAGTGAATTGATTAATCAATCTTTTTTCAATCTTTATAACTATGGATAAGAGAGCAAATAATGGAGGTGCAAGACAAGGTGCTGGTAGAAAGACAAAACAACAAGAGCATAAACTTATAGAAAGGTTAGATGCAATAATAGACAAAGACGAAGCATTATCTAAATTAGGGGAGTTAGTAGCTAAAGGAGATATGAGAGCTGTACAACTATATTTAAGTTATAGATATGGTAAACCAAAAGAAAGCGTAGACATAAACTCTAGCGAAGGCTTAAACATCAATTTTAGAGATTTAATAAAATTCGTTGATTGAGATACACAAGAAATACAAACCTATACTTAGTGAAGATAGTAGGTACTTTATAGTTAGTGGGGGTAGAGGTAGTGGTAAGTCTTTTACTATCAATGCCCTTTTAGTTATGCTTACATATGAAGCTGGACACACAATCCTATTCACACGTTATACATTAACCTCAGCATACATATCAATTATACCAGAGTTTATAGACAAGCTAGAACTCTTTAACTGCGTACACGATTTCCACATAACCAAAGACGAGATACTAAACAAAAAGACAGGAAGTAAGATAATATTCAGAGGTATTAAAACATCAAGTGGAGATCAGACTGCAAACCTTAAATCTCTGCAAGGTATAACTACTTGGGTAGTAGATGAGGCTGAGGAACTAACAGACGAGCAGAAGTTTGACACAATAGACTTATCAGTAAGACAACAAGGTAAACAAAACAGGGTTATACTAATACTAAACCCTACTACTAAAGAACACTTTATATACACACGCTTCTTTGAGGACAGAGGCATACAAGAGGGTAGCAATACAACAAAAGAAAACACTACCTACATACACACCACATACTTAGATAACATAGACAACTTATCTAAAAGCTATATAGACCAAATAGCACAGATGAGAGAAAGACGACCAGAGAAATACAAACAACAAATGCTAGGTGCTTGGATGTCTAAAGCTGAGGGTGTTATATTTAGTAACTGGAGTATAGGCGAATTTAAAAGAAGTAGCGTAAGTGTGTGGGGTCAAGATTACGGATTTGCTGCTGACCCATCTACATTAGTTGAGGTAAACATAGACAAAGCTAATAAGACAATATATTTAAAAGAGTGCTTTTACTTACCAAGACTAACAACATCACAAATAGCAGAGTTAAACCAGAAACACGCAAGAGATGGCTTGATAGTAGCTGATAGTGCAGAGCCAAGACTAATAACAGAACTTAAAAGACATTGTAACGTAAAGCCAAGTATAAAAGGTCAAGGTAGTGTTACATACGGAATAAGCCTACTACAAGATTATGACTTAGTGGTAAGTCCAGACAGTACAAACCTCATCAAAGAACTAAACAACTATAGATGGTTAGAAAGAAAAAGCAATACACCAATAGACAAATACAATCACTTGATAGATGCAGTTAGATACGCAGTTGGCTATCAATTACAAAACCCAAATAGAGGCAAGTATATTGTTCACTAAAATAATTTAAAAACGTTTATATATTAGTATGAAAGTTAATCTAAGAATACCAACAACTTTAAACGATGTAACTCTAAAACAATATCAAGAGTTTGCAAAGTTAGAAAGCAAGTTAGACCAAACTAACGATGCTGCAATACAATTAAAGATAGTAGAGATATTTTGTAACGTTCCAGAGATAGTAGTAAGGAATATGAAAGCTACAGATATAGCTGAGGTTTGCGAAATAATAAATACTATGTTTGATGCACAACATCAACTGATAAGCAGATTTAAACACAATGGTGTAGAGTATGGCTTTATACCAGAGTTAGATGATATGAGCTTTGGAGAGTATATGGACTTAGATACATTCATAGGCGATAATGATAATTTACATAGAGCAGTAAACGTATTGTTCAGACCAATAGAATATAAAAGAGGTCATAGATATAAGATAAAAGATTATAACCCAGACACAAGCGAAGAAGCTAAAGATTTTCCATTAGATGTAGTATTAGGTGCTATTGTTTTTTTTTACAATTTAGGCAAGGACTTATCGATGGTTATGCTGAACTCTTTGGACAAGAAGAACGAGAAGGCTTTAGCACAGCATCTTCTTTCACAGCAAAGTGGGGATGGTTTAACGCACTCTTTGGAATCGCTCAAGGAGATATTACAAGATTTGAAAATATCACTAAACTAAACGTACATCAATGCTTAACGTATTTAGAATACACAAAAGAGAAAAACGACATAGAAGCAGCAAGAATTAAAAACAAATTTAAATGAGCCAAACAGGGATAAGAGGATTTTACCAATTAACAGAAACAATTAAAACACA